GTCAACCTTGAAGAGGGATGGTTACCTCCTCCACTCACTTTTGGTGAGGACTACGCCACTTCGTGGCGGAGCCTAGAAACTTCACGCGTCGGATAATCCGGCAAAGTAAGGTTTCATGGTGTTTACCTCTTCATAAGACCTACGACGTCTATAAAACGACGTTGTAAGGGCGGCCTCGGATAAAACCGAAGCCTCCAACATCTCGAATCGCTTCGAGTTATGGCGTAAGCCACTGTCGGATGGATAGAACACACCAGGTTGGTGCATCCTACCAGCGGTCTTATGTAGCCAAGCCAAATAGCCACCCACATGGGAGTGACTCCTGTCTTTAACGACGGGCCGCAGAATAAACCGCGGCAAATCGCCTGTGACAAGGGCTAGGAAGCCATTTGGGTCTTGACCCCCCCAGTAGTCTTTGGGTACGTGAGTCCGCCATTTACGGTGGAACATCTCGACCCTAGGGTCTACGACTCCTCCATTCCGGGCACCCCAAAGGGCGACCTGGTTAAGGAAGAGGATCAGGTCCGTTAATCGCGCAATTGGCGCTCTAACGAACATCGGGGTAACATCGACTCCGTTGTGCCAATGCTGGCCACAACTCTCCCGGAAGGGATCGTCTGGTGACCAGAATGACTTGTCAGGATTGACCTTAAACCCGCAGTATTGCAGGGCCTCGATAAGAGGCTCAACAATCTCGCAAGGCACTATCAGGTCGTCTCCATAAACAGAGACGGTGCCTTTGACACCCGTAAAGTACTGCGTTGTACGGCAAATGCCGTAAAAGAGTAGCGACTCCAACTCAAAAGTGAAGCCGTTACCCATGGAAGAGAACATCTGATTAAGATGCCACTTACCATCGATCTCAGTCCATTCGGACCTAACATCGGACAATGCAGATACCCAACCATCAGGCATCACGCGCGTCACAAGACGATACGTGATCGAATCACTAGCACTGGATAGATCCAATGTAGCAAGCTTACGTTCAACCGACCCCAAGAGGGCCAGCCGTCCGTTGATGGATTGGTCATTCAGATTAATACCCACGTGCCGAAGCCGCTTTCGCAGCTGGTCGCCGAGTGCCTTCTGAAGGAAGACATTGAGATCTGGCTCTTTACAGGCCACACGATCAATGTCGGATGTCTTAGGTACGGTAAACAGCACATTGCCTAGTATCGGCACATACTCCCATTCGGAAGCCATGTGAAGAGCCCAGGGGCACCCCTCGTCGATAAGACGGAAGAATACTTCCCAAGCTTTAGGCGTTGCGTGTGCTTGGTCTCTAAACTTGATAGCCGGATGGCCATCTACACGCTTCTTGCTGGTCGTGGCTCCGCCACTGAACCCTCCTAGAGAGAGATCCAGCGAGGGTGCATCGCCAACAATGCGGTGCACTATCTCCGTGAGCTTCATGAAGAAGCGTTCGACACTGATGTCCCCGAAGATTAGCCTTACGGCGTCATCGGAGGTATCGCGCAAACGTTCATTAGTCACCTCGTTAGTAAGTTCGGTGTCCAGCCATTTCTTAATGGCTTTCTCCCTACGCAGACGAGCACCGTCCTTAGACGGCGACGAAAACTTCGAAAGGAATACCTCTCTAATGTAATCGTAACTGAACTCCCCAATACCCTCATTAAAGAGAGCGTAAAAGTCGTCCATGATCTCATCGTGGAGCGTTAGAGGCAATGTGAAATCGGCGGTCTTCCGCTTGTTCTCACGTTCAGACATGGGTTAAACCTCAAGTCAACTGACGCCTTTAGTAGGTCGCCATGTGGGGAAGTTAGAGTCCGAAGAGGACCCTTACGGCTTCGCGAATTGCGCGACCGAAGTCGACAATCCGCTCGAACGGGATCTTAAGCACGGTTAATAAGCCGATGCCAGATTCACGATCATGTCGTTGATAAGCGCCTGAGTGCTTTTGAGAGCACTTTCAGACATGCCGGCCAGGTTGGCACGCTGAGCAGTCGTCGATCGACCCGAAAGGTTGAAAGAGATCTCAGCGCGGTTGACCAAGTCGACCTTATTGACGGACACACCGTTGATGACTTCCGTCACGAGAACGGGTACATCAAGCTTGAGGACAACTTTATAGTTGCCCGACGGAGTCTTCCGGACGCTCGCCGTAAGGCGGGACGATCCTTCAGGTACCCCACCGCTCGCCGATTCAATGAATGCTGCGACGTCCTTGGCTTCCCAGCCAGAGGGGACGAACGTGTGATTCACGGGAGTGGAGGCGCGGTCCGTAAGGACCACGTTCTGAAAAGCAGCCATAATGGCTCCTTGGTAAGTTGGACACTGATGTGTCGAGGGAAACTAGCGGCAACACTTTGTCGTATTGGTTACCACCGGTGATTACTTAGTCAACTGTCGCAGAAGCGCTAAAGCTGACGTGATATGACTCATCGAGAATGGGTTCTTATAGTACGGCATAGGCAGGGGAAACCCACCCATGGCGACACGCTCATAAGAATTGAAACGTGTAGTACCCACCGCTCGACCACCTGAGCCTGGTCCGGTCTCGAACTGACCACCAAGGTAAGTACCTTGACGGCTGAACGATGACTCGACCTTGACAGATCGAGCACCGGTAACAAACTCTAACCCGAGGTTAGCAGTAGCGGCATTAAGGACGTTCCCGATAGGGATAGCCCAATCCACTACGAAAGAGAAAGGCATGAGCTCCCAAGCAACAGCAAGGGGGTTTATCAGCCCAATCTGACTAATTGCTAACAGTTTCGCCGAATCCACGCGTGCAATGATTACACAACGTTGCTTTCGCGTCGACGAACCTACGGTCCACTTATCAGGCGGACCGACCTCGTCCGAGACAGTACGTCTGGCGGTGACAAATTGTCCCCGATCACGGAATCCACTTTGCAGTTGCTCGGTGGCGCCCGCGATATCCCCCATGAGGGGGACCCAGCCGTAGTTATACTCCATCCAGCCGTCGAAGGGGGAACCCTTCGACTTCCGGAATTTTAACCCCAACTGCTTAGCAGTCTCGCGAAGGTTACCCCGTCTAGCGGCGCGATAAGCGCTTAGCAAACGGTGTAGATTCTTCGCAATGAAGGCGAGCGTCTCGCGACTCTCGCCCAAGGCAGCGCCAAGGTCCACTTTGGAGTCACGTAATTTCAGCATACACTCGACTTGAGCGCGTGCGTCATTATTATAATTCCAAGCGGGGCCATAAGCGGCGCGACCACCAATGTGAGGTGGAGCATAATACAGAGACTCCCACGGATAAGCGCCTTTGTAAGCCCGAAAGGCTCCATCAGAACGCTTTATTCGAAAGGCTCCGTATGACTCTTGATATGTCATGGAAGCGTGAAGCCAGGAACCCATACGACGGAACGGAAAACCGTATTCCATCGTGACTGGATTCTTGGTCTTAGCCTCGCGGCTATACGCACGGATCACTTGATCACGTGAAGTATCGCCCCACTGCCACCACACGTCCCCACTGGGGCCGTAAAGGATGTGCTGCGTGTTTAACGACGCGTACGTTCTCCCTGTGGTGACAACCATGACAAGTCCTTTGGTTATGAATAGGATAAACCTATGAGCCAAGCGACTTCTACTAACTCCGGACTTACGTCTGAGCTAGCGAACTTCGCTAGACCCGGACCCCG